GAATTCCTAGCAGCCGCATTATGGCCTTTGGTAATGCCAGTAGTGATCCTAAGTTGGTGTTGGATGTTGCTAGTGACCATATGGAAGTTCATACGTAAACAGATGCAGCGATGACACAAGGAAATGAACAGATAGCCGCCGTGTTGATGTCCGCGGACAGTGTACGTACGTCGCGTACAAGTAGTGTTGTGGATACGGTTGTAACCCATACCCCGGCAGTTCCTGCTACGCAGGACAGGCCAATTGGCCAACGCGTTGCCATAGATGTGTTATTTGGATTGGTGATTGGAATGGTGTCGGCCGCGCTAAGCGCAGCAATTGTAAATACGATAAACGGCAAATAGATGATAGAAGCAATAGGATACATAGCTACAGTATTGGTATTAGCAGGATATGCATGCAATAGTCAGCAAAGATATGCACTTGCAGTAGCCATATGGTTATTAGGAGATAGTCTATGGATAGCATATGACGTAGTGATCCATAATGTGCCCCATACCATATTAAGTGCATGTATATGCATGTTGAACTTAAGGGCCATATGGAGGTTGCGTGTGCAAGGCAGATTGCAATGGTAGTATGCGTTTTGTCCTAGCGCCAGGTGTCTGGAATACGGCGCCGGGGTATCGGTACAAGTAAATGTGCCAGCGTATTGCTAGAGGGCACCATGCCTGTACAGCGTACTACACGGATGCCTAGGAAAAGATGGGTGGTAGTGTAACGCAATTTTCTCGTCCACGCAAGATTTTTTTTATAGCCTCCGGTCTGGGGGACGCTGTATACCTAGTGCTCGCAATGCTCTTATGGCTTTCTGTAACTCATTGATTACTAATGCATTATATAGCATTGATAATCAACTGGTTACAACCTAAACTTTCTGAAACTTTTCTTACTTTTTTCTAGGACTCGTACGGGTTTTACCTTATCATTAAGTATAAGATAAAAGATATACCGATTATGCCAAGACCTAAAGGATCCAAAAACCGAGTAGTAAGTGAGCGTCAGAAACAATTAGCCGCCCGCAAAGTGAACCCAGAGCAGCGCAATAGCTATGCTGCACCAACCAAGGACACCCGAATGAATTTTGCCAAGTTCCAATCCGGTCGTTCAGCCGAGGACATGTTCGCAGGTATGACGGGTATGGCTGCCATGGTTGCCAAGAAGATATCACCAAGTCTGGTTATTACCGGCCAGCCTGGATTGGGTAAGACCTACCAAGTAGTAGCCATGCTAGAGCAAATGGGCATGCGTGAGAATTGGGACTTTGTGCATGTTAAGGGTCGTGCATCGGCCGCGGGTATGTTCATTACCTTGTATGAGAACCGTGATAAGCTGATCATATTTGATGACTGTGATTCGGTATTCCGTGATGTAGATGCCGTTAACGTCCTTAAGGGTGCGTTGGATAGTTATGATCGCCGAGTTATCAGTTGGATATCGGCCAAGCCGTTGAAGGATGGCGATGGTGATGAGATGCCGCGTAGCTTCACCTTTACCGGTCAAGTGATATTCATTAGCAATATGGATATCAGCCGAATCGATCCAGCCATCCGTAGCCGTAGCTTTGTAACGGATATAAGCCTGACCAATGAGCAAATGATACAGCGTATGAGGGCTTTGCTAAAGGACATTGAACCTAAAGCTCCAATGAGCCAGAAGACCGAAGCGCTGGAAGCCTTGATAGCAGCATATGAGACCTATGCCGGAGTTGAATTGAACTTCCGTAGCCTGATCAAGAGCATTCGTATACGCCAAGCCGGCTTCGGCAATTGGAAGCAGATGATTGCAGAACAAGTAATGGGCATCTAATATCTTTATATCTTGAGCCGGTACTAAAGGTAGTACCGAGATGGTGTTGGGTCTACCATATGGCTAGACCGTTAGATCCAATCGGTTCGGAGTATAGGTTCGATCCCTATACCGGCTCCTAAATTTAAATCACATATGTACAACTCATTAACCCAAGCCGCAGTAACCCTACTGCGCCAGGCCGAAGTAGACGGCGAGACCATGGAATTCATTATCAATGAATTAGGTATGCGCGATCAGATAGTGCACCAATTACAACTAATGGATGTGCAACGCTTGCTATCCGCGATGGCGAACCCTACGGCCGTAGCAAATGCTAAAACCAATACTAGCATTGCATATATAGACATAGAGACCCTAGCAGATGATATAGCTAGCCATATAGCAGGCGATGCAGATAATTACATTGATCAAAGCAATATAGAGCTAAGTATAGACTATGACCGTCAGATCAATATAGATAGCATAGGGTTGGAAGAAAGTACATTAGCCGCTACTATCACCGAAAGCCTGGCAGAATGGTTGCGATCGCGTAATATTACCGTAGCAGAGGAGTAAGCACCGCATACCCCGGCATACCCGATGATACCCGGGGTAAACCGGTAATATCCGGTAAAACCGCCCAAAACCACCCAAAACCACCCCAAACCAGGGGGATATACCGGTTTTCCTTAACATATAGGGGTAACCGGGGTTTTGGGTGGACAATAACCGATTTTCATTGCGAACAACGCTTTTCGCCTATAGCCCCCGGTTTAGAGAGATTGGCCAGCGGCCACCCTTCCATGCATGGAAGCATACTTATATAAAACAATACAATGCAAGATCAAGGAATCGAAATAGTGCGCCCATGGAGTCCCGAAATGTACGCGCATAACGCCGAAGTAATGAAGGCCCGACGTGCCGCTGTACGCTTGGCACTACATGCCGCGCTTCACGCTGGAGACGAGGTGGAAGTACGCTATATAGCCCAAGCCATATGTGCTGTACAGCATGGACTAGGATATAGCGTCAGCCAGATAGTCACAGACGCGCTTACCACATTGGACGCCATGGCAGGATATTGGATGTATCAGGAAACATGGCCCGCATTGTTGGCGCGTGGTATTGTGCAACCTACTCGTATGGAATTTGTAGGATATCGCCCAGCATAACATATATGGTACAGATATAACTCATTGATAATCAACAGGTTACCGAAAAGTGGAAAAAAAGTAACTTTTCTCTAGGATTCATGACATTTTGCTCTTATTATTAAGTATAGATAAAAAGATACCAAATATGACATCAGCGAAGACATATCCAACCTTTATAAGCCATAATCAATATGGTAATGCATTAGCATCAGCGACTAGCGCTAAAGGAAATACAGTAACATTTGACCCAGACGATTTACCCGAGGCTTTAAAGTCGAAAATATATGGTGCACATGCCTGGATGGATTTGACCCTAGTGGAACTTTGCCGTATCAGCGATGCGCGCCATGCAGCAAGTTGGAGTACATCTTTAAGATCCTTAAGATATGCCTAATCCAGAATATTTGAAGAACAAAAACCAACATATAACTATGTGTAAGAAAAGAACCACAAGTCATTGGATTGACTTAGCGCTAGGCCTGATATGCATCGCTAGCACCCTATATGCCATCTTTAGTGTAAGTCTATCATTTAAACCATAAACCTATGATGAACCCGTCAGCCGACGCCCGTGGTAGATACCTCATATGGGTCTTTGCAATCATTGCGGTATTAACTGCCATAGCCATGCACAATCCCGATATCATTAACTAAAACATATCAAATATGCAAATGTATACCGATCGTCAAATCGCGCTGCAATGCGCTACCGAATATTGCATCAAGCGCTTGGAAGCCGGCTACCAAACCGATAGCGACGCCGTCCTTCGTATAGCCAATAAATACCAAAAGTTTCTCACGGATGGTGTCATAGAGGCACCTCATGATCATGACCCGCGCACCGTCGGAGTCAATGGCGCTGCCGCCATCGCAACCACAACCGGCGGATGGCGTCCACGAGTAGGTAACGGATAAACTAAACAATCACAACAACATGAAACGTAGATACGACCTTATAGATGCATTCATCGACACTGGTATCCTATTCTCGGCCCTTGTAGCCGTCGTAGGCTTATTGGCCATTGTGGCGCGTGGCGCCGTATGGTGCTGGGAGCACTTGATTGGATAATGCTGATACCGGTACTGAACCGCACTTGATGAGGACCACACATAAAAATAATATACTATGAATATCAACACTTTGAGGGACACCCTCCGTTTTCTCTTCGTTTGGGCATCGAGCATTTCCGCTCTGGGCCTGGGCATATATGGACTAGGTTTGGCCGCTGATACTGCCGCTGGCGGTGGGTGGCAACTCTGGGGCGCGGTGCTATTCGTTGGGGTTATAGCTATGCCGGCTATGAACTATTGGATGACACAATTCATGAAGCTGTTTGGAGGTGACCAATGAAAGCAAAAGACAAGGCAAAAGAGTTGGTTTACAAATTTTATCCTAGCGTTCAATGGAAATTAGGACAAGAAAATTGTTTAGACAGAGCAAAACAATGTGCTTTGATTGCAGTAGATGAGATACTACTCAATTGTTATGAGGTTATGAAACCATTTTGGGAGGAAGTAAAACAAGAGATAGAAAAATTATGAAAGGAGGTGACAAATGAGTAACAAGACAGCTGTGATGAAGCTATACGATATGCTCGACGAAGGGCGGATATCGGAGATAGCAGAGATCAAGGAATACTTCTTGATGCTAGAGCAGGAACAGATTGAACGGGCCTGGATGGATGCAGAAATCAACCTACCGACCGAAGCTTCAGCCCGTGCCTTTGCACGTAAGTACTACGACCAAACATACAGTAATGATAGACAATATAACCAATATACGATCAACTATGAACGCTAGAGAAGAACTACAGGAGATCTTAAAAAAGCAAAAAGAAAAGGGACTGGACTTAGTATGTGCCGAGATCCAACATGAAGTGGGATGGGGAGAAGATCATGCTACCAAGATAGAACTTAAGCATGCGCATACCCCGGAAGAAGCGGAGGCATTCTTCGATGCGTTAAACTTCAATTACAATGACGGATATGGTACTCAGGAGTTGTACGGGACTGTATGGCTAACGTATGGAGTATGGCTATCCCGATGGGAGTATGACGGATCGGAAGGCTGGCGAGTGAATAGATGTCCAGGCATACCAAATTATTTAAGAAAGGCTCAATAATATGAACAACTCAAACCGAGAAGCTTTAAATGTACGAACAGTTACATTGATATTTATGGTACTGTTCATATTGGCAATGTTAATCGCTTGATCAAGGACGTTTATGAAAGCAGGTGACCAAGTAGTATGTATAGATGACAGGTTTGACGCTCGATCTATCGAGGTTATTCCTAATCGGCCACGCAAGGACGGTATCTATACCATACGCGATATAGTATTTTATGATATGCACGACAAACGCGGTGTATTGTTGCAGGAGATACATAATCCTAAAAATGTTCGCGCATTGTTCGGTGCTACATTGGAACCGTCATTCAACATCATACGGTTTGCCCCGTTAGATGATATATTAGAAAGTATAACGTTAGAAGAATTTGAAACTGAAACAGTATAAATAAAGGAAAATTATGACAATAGACATTAACAAGGCTACATTGGAACAATTGGTAGCAATCACTCACATTGGTAAGTCCCGGGCCGAGGCTATCATCACTCACCGAGCCACCAATACATTCCGCGATCTATATGAACTGAGTTTCATTCGCGGTTTAGGTAAGCGTCGCATTGATGCCATTATCGCTGAAGGTATAGCATGCTGTTAAACATATTTATATTCGCATGCAGCATTTAGTTGACAAATACGGTTTACCTAGCATATATGGAATCTGGAATCCGGACACGTTACGTGTTGAATATACCGTACGTGATTCAGATGATCTATGGGTTTGGGATGTAATGCGTCGTGACTGCGCTGCATTGGAACGTGCCGGATGGGATGTACATCCGTCATTTGTAATACCTAATCCATACGTAAAAATAAAACGATGAATACTTATAGATTGCCATATACCATACCTAATCATTTACTCAATGAATCTGTATCATTAAGTGATATACGCGATATTGCGTATAGTGCAATGAATTTGGCAAAACGCAGATATCGTGATGCATCTAAACATGTAGACATAGACTTAATTCGTCAAGAGCCTATTGCAATTTCAGATGTACATGCCATTACAAAAAAGCTTACACAGCAAGTTAATCGTTTAACTGAGATCAGTTATGATGATATAAAAAAATGGTCTAGTAAACTTTGGAATACTTTGACGTTTGGACTAAGTGCGTTATCAGCTGGTGATTATTTATTAGATAGTTTTATGTCATGGTATGATAAAGCTATACGACCCATGGCCAGTGCAGTTGTAGATCGTATCATACCAGACAGTCCATTAGCGGCAGCTGGATTATTTATATTTTTGGTAATATTTGCGTTTAGTATAGTATACTACATTGGTATTCGTGAAATGAAGCGACTTAAGCGTTTAGGTACATTGCCATCAGAATATGAACATTTAGTATAAACCATTTAAGGATTATAAATTATGAACATTGAACGTTTACAGCGTAACGCCCGTATACCTCGAGAATTACGTTTATCAGAAACTGGTTTACCAGGCCAAGACCATGAGGTGGGTATGGCACAAGCGCAACTACAGGAAATAGCTAAAGCAGCTGTAGAACTATCACAATTAATTGGTACTAATGAAATCAACCTACCGGGTTGGATTCAAGACCATATCACACAAAGCTATAATTTTATCAATCAGGCCCGTGTAGGGTATCATGAACTATAAAGGATATAAATGAACAAATTACAATTAAGAAATTTGATACGTGAAGAAGTAAAAAACATGACAGGCTTAAATGAAGCAACCTTTGCACTTCCAAAAGAGTTTGTAATGTGGCGTAATTCAGGTATGACCCCAGACGAAGGCGGTCAGGGTGAATATGAATATGCCGTATCTTACTTCCATTCTGATAGAGAGCGATTAAATATCAACAATGTTGCTAAAAATGCAAATGCTGCATTCAAAATGGCTAAGCAAGTTGCACAAGCTATTCAAGGTGATCGTGCAGAAGGTATGGCTAGCCTCGGCGGTGATGACGTTAAGAATGTCAAAATACATGCAATGAAAAATGATAATGGTGAGTCTGGTATCGGCTTCACTGCTTACGTTTATTCTAAAATGTCACCAGCACAAGTTAAGAAAGCTATTAAAGGCGCTGGCGTGAAAGGTGTCAACTAAAGGATGTATATGAAAAAATCGGACTTACGAAATTTAATACGTGAAGAAGTACAATTAGCAGTTTTTGAACAGCAACTATCAGAGGGTAAGTTAAGCGACTTCTTTGGTCAGATTAAAGCAGCTGCAACAAAAGCAGCAAAGGATAGTTATCAAGACGCTGAGAAGCTTATTGATATGAACAAACTCGCAAGCAAGCCACTACCAGCTAATTACATTAGCAAAGCACAAAGTGAGTTACAAACCAAATCTCAAGCCCTTCATGAAGGATTCGTAGATACGATTCGTAATTTTTCTAGAAAAGCACTCCGTGCAGGTCTCATGGGCTCTGCAGTCAGCGCAATTACAGCGCTCTCGGCAGGTATGACCTACTTGGATGCGTCATTTACTAAGTGGTATTATGAGTATATTCAAGGAATGGCAGAGTCGGATGTAATGCGTGTTATGACAGACTTATATGGAGCAAAGGCTGCCGAAGGTAGTATTTGGTTTAAGTTAGGTACATATGCCTTTTTGGTATTTTTTGTAGTAACTCTGCTATCAATAGCAACGCTTAAGTTGACTCGTCAAAAAAATAAACTATAAGGCGCTAGTGTGAAAGGTATTAACTAAAGGATATATATGAAAAAATCGGACTTACGAAATTTGATACGTGAAGAGATTCGTAATGTACTACGTACACGTAAACGTGTAGTAGTTAATGAAGCTACGTTATCACCGATTGGTAAAAAACTACGTAAAGTGCATGCTGAATTCTATGAAAACGGTGATGAAGGTTTAGATTGGGTACAAGGTGCCATGATGGATGCTAAACTAGATGATGTATACTCTAAATGGCTAGAGGAAGAACCAATAACACCGCAACAAGAAAAGGCTCTGCTAAAGGCAATGACAGATGCACTTGATGATTTTAATTTCTAAATAAAGATAAACATGAAACTGAAACTAACACAAGAGCAAACATTTGGTATTATTCGTCACGCGCTTACAGCTGTTGGCGCTATTCTGGTTTACAAGGGTAAAACTGATGAAGCTTCATGGACTATGGTAACTGGTGCCGTTATGGGTATAGTAGCCGTACTTTGGAGTGCCTTAAGTAAAAAGGCGTAATTTACCCTTAGATCTGCCCATAATACAGAACGTATTTTGAACTCAATCCCAATTGGGAATATCAGAATACCAGATTACCCCTCGAGTTCGTTAAATGAACGATCTTTGCTTTGTAACTCATTGATAATCAACAACTTATAATCTATTGTAAATCAGTACTTTATAACCAATTGATTATCAATGAGTTACACTTTTCTGTAACTTTTCTTACTTTTTTCTAGGATTCGTACCTAAAAGTCCTTATCATTAAGTATAGAAAAAAGATATGCAAATAAAAAATACACAAGATGGCGAACACTAGCAGAATGAAACTCGCAGATGTAGTGAGTTACTTCACTAAATGTGGATTGAATAATACTGCACTATACTTCAAAGGATGTGTCAATGACGGCGCAAGCATTACAGTTGACGGCTGGATTGATGCGGGCTTTGTCCGACGGCATATAGGAGAAGATTGGATGAGAGAGTTGCAGTCCGAAGTTACAACCACAGTTTACGCATAAAAATATGCAATCCAGTATGAATCATAAAACGCAGTCGACGAGCGGCATTGACCTAAATTTAGGTACTGTACTTTTTTTGATATTCCTAGTACTCAAGCTTACCAATCACATTGATTGGAGTTGGTGGTGGGTTACAGCACCTTTATGGATACCGGTCGTTGTGGCCATTGCGATACTAATACTAGCATTCTGTATTAAAAATATAATCAAATAATATGAGCTATCAAAATTCGTTAGTGGAACAAGCATTGTATCTGTTGGAATTAACTGATACGGTGACAGATATTCATACAGTGTATCGATATGAATGCAGTTTGTTTGAACTCCTAAATCGCATGTCTGATGATGAGCGATTGCAATACCGAACCCGTTGTACAGCTAGTTATTTTTAAAAATCCTGTTATGAGTAAAATACAGATTCCTGCCAATTTACTGACTCCTGGAGGTGGTTTTGGTATAGTACGATCATCTGGTAAAACATATGTAGTACCGGCTTGGCAATTGGTACCAGATGATACAACTATTGATGATATACAGGTAATCGGTCGTAATGATATAGCGCCGATACATCAGCCAAAAACTATACAAATTGCCGGCAGTAAAGGTAATGCCTATACTGTTAGTTTCAACCAATTCGGGCAGCCATCATGTAGTTGTGTAGGATTTTCCTACCATAAAAAATGTAAACATATTGCCCAGGCTTTAGCAATGTAATCACGTATATTTATAGAAAACTATGAAAAGAGAAATCGGTAAATACACCGTTGAATTAACGGGTGATCTGATCACCATCAATGAGACAAATGTTGGTACTATCTGGGGTAACACTTACCCTATAAGCACCTCCCGTAAACACTTCAATGAAATCTGTCATAAGGTAGAGCAGCGTGTTTACAAACAGCAAAATCCTGAACAATGAGAGAAGTTTTCATACGGTATTTGAATACCCGCAATGCTAATGATTTGGCACATTTTCTGCGCCTATGGATAGCACATAAAATGCCGGAAAAAAGTGAGCATGAAATTATTCGTTTCATACAAGAGTATGTCACAATGCTATTACAAGTTCCGGTCATGTTCGATTCCAGATACGACAATGCACTGCAGTCTTTAGTGCAAACAGCTCGTATAGAATTGGAGGTAAATGCCGTTGTAAGTAGCAGCGATTATAATAAAATAATATTGTATTACTAATATGGCTAGACGATATAAACTCAAGGTAGGAGACACTGTAACTACTCGTATGTTAGGTACGCCTCGGGTAGGTAAAGTATACAATATTCGCGAGACTGGTACCTATGATATTCGTTGCATTGACGGTACTATACTACCTAATTGTGACTGGGAAGATACCAGTTTAAAAAAGCAACGGCCATGGTATATCATAGCCAAAGGCGGTAACGTACCAGCCGTAGATATACCAGAAACTAGCGCTGAGTTAACTGATATCATCAACGAGCAAAAGAAGTTTTTACGTGGAGAAACTGACAAATAAACCATTCCCGTATTGCCATTTATATAAGGTGTTGGTAGGTACAACTCATGGCCGCGACTGGTGGCCATATGTACTACACTGTGATTACCCACAGCCATCGGATAAACGTAACATATCTGAACTAAAGCGCCGTTTAAACTGGAGTCTGACACGTTTACATATTTATAAAGTAAACGTAATAAAAAAGGACTACAAATATGGCACGCAACAGCAAATCAACGATAAACGCATGGTCACCAAACCCTAAAAAAAAGCGACCTGGGGTACATTCTAAATGTCGTAATGCCCGTTCAAAAAAGTCTAAGAACTATAAAAAAGCATATCGCGGACAAGGTCGTCCTTGATATATTTATTAATAAACGGCTATGATAACAGTACACAATATGATGACAGGTGAAATATTTCGAGGCGATGAACTCGAATTTTTCATTGACGAAGATACACAGATAGGAGAAGTGTATTTGGATGGGGATCTCATTTATCAATGTCTAGATAAAGACGTAGTTGATGAGTATGAATTAGAACTTGAATTCAACCGTATATTCGAAGTATCGGATTATACTGAGGATGCAACTGATACTGATGAATCTGACCCGTATGATACTGACTACTATATGTAATGTATATTTATTTAAAATAAAAAGGAAAATGTTATGACTTCAAATGAATTATTTACGCAGATGAAACAGCTTTGGGAAGCGATTGAACTTAATCATGATCAATTCGTTAACAAAGGAAACAAATCAGCCGCGACCAGAGCTCGCTCTGCAGCCGGTGAGTTTAAAAAATTGGTTACCGAATACCGTAAGCAATCGGTAGCTGAATCAAAAAGGACATAGATATATGCCGAGGCCTAGTACATCAGAAATTCACAACGAGTTACAATTGATTAAAAAGGACGTTGAAGTTTTAAGAGATGTGCAAGTAAAAATGCAAACAGATGTCTCTGAAATCAAACGTACATTGTTAGATCCAGATACTGGGGCCATAGCGCGAGTAAATAAAAATACTGAATTTCGAAAAACGGCCTCTGCCGCGCTTTGGTCTCTCTGGATAACATTATTAGGTGTAGTTGCTAAATTAATATTTTGGGAATAATGGAACATACCGATCTTAAAAATAGAATACGTCAGATAGTCAGTGAAGAGATTCAATCCATACTAGCTGAGGCGTCTGACCGTTATGGTCGCCTATTAGACCCTAAGAACTTCGATCCCATCGATCCAGAAGTTTATGTAGTAGGCTTTGGTACAATGCTTAGATCACAATTACGTGCTGGCATTGCATCACGTTTTAAAGAGCTTATGAAATCGGCAGAACAAGCAGCTGGTTCTGATGCACCTTATCGCAATTACAAATCCATCCTGAGTTTAGTTGACGATAAAAGTGTATTGAAACAAATGATACGAGCTGAAATTGAAATTGCCGAACAATTGGAAGAGTTGCGCACCAAAGGCGGTCGCCGTGCCACTCCAATTCCAAAACAAATGTAAAAAAAGTTACGTAATTATTTGGACTTAGAGAATTAAGTCTTTATATTCAAATAAATATTAAAACAAAATAGTTATGAATTATTACGTATCAAAAGTAAAAATTGCTACAGATACCCCTAAAGGGGTGAAGTGGGTTACTGAAACCTATCTCGTTAATGCCGTATCGGTTACACATGCCGAGCAACTGATCAATGAGGACTTTAAAAACTCTGGAGTTGAGTTTGATGTAAAGTCTGTATCGAACAGTAAAATTTGCAAAATTATTAACGATAAAAACTAAGGTATGAAGTATAATGTTGGAGAACTTGTAGTATTTCGGTTTGATGGTGTTAACCAAGTTGGATTGATCACCAATCGTAGAACTAAGAAAGGAATATCCACTTATGATATTCGATCAGAAAAGGGGTCTAGTTATCTTATTGTACCGGTAGATGCTAAAAAATCTCATTTCTATATAGATTCGGCATTAACGTCTATTTTCCGAGCAAATGATGGTAAGAACAATATGCGTGTTGATCGCGCATTAGGTCATACAGTAGCTAATTATGCTTCGGATATTACGTTGGAGGATAAGCATTATGAACGTAATAATGACTTTGTATTTAAAACTATAGGTGCTAGATCATATTAAACTTTTGTATATGAACAAGGATCAGAAACGTGTTTTGAAACGTTATCCGATGGCCAAATTAACCATACTAGAAGATGGTAGTTACGCCGTAGAAGCCGAAGATCAATTGTTAGCCGAAGAGTATTTGTTACCTCCAGCAGAAGATCCGGAAACGGCATGGAAATATGCAGCCTTATCATGTAAAACCACTCAAAATTTCAATAGAACTCATCCTGACCGATTAGATCTAAGTAATTTTGAAGTCAAGTTAAATAGAATACAAAAACGTAAACGTCATGCTACGAAAAATTAAACAATTTCTCTCATCTACTCCAGAATCTGAACAAATGAATGAAACAGTTACTGAATCAACTACTATGGAATTGACCAGTCTAGAAACTTTAATCGAAAGCCAGTCCTTCGCACCAGATGCTGATAATACAACTGATATCGTTGAAGATTATGATATTGAAACTGATATTTCCGATCCAGATGAAGGTTATATCATGCATTCAACTGAAGTTGTTGGTTATGATAACCGAGAACGTCAATTTGCAAACTATTCGATCATCTCTGACATTGTACGAGACGCTTCTATTTTAGATTTTGGATGTGGTCGTGGAGATTTCAAAGTATTCCATGCACAGCACCAAGGTATTGAATTAGACCAGATCGATTACACTGGTATAGACATTAACAATGTCCTTATAGATGCCGGTAAGGAATTATACCCAGGTATAGATTTACAAGCAGTTGATTGGATGAATACTCCTACCGATCTTAAAAAGGAATGGAGTATCAATATCAATTCATTGAATATACGTTATGATAAAGATATATCCAAAACAGATTGGGAATATTTCAAAGCATCTGTAACAAGTATGTATGCTCAGGCCACTTCCGGCATCGTTGCCATGCTATCATCAGATACCATTGGTACAGAGGATGGACTTATTAACTGGAATGCCGGAGATATTATCAATTGGGCACAAAAAGAATTCGGAGGAGCAGCGATAGACCATTCGTTCTCCGATGAAATGTTTACATTAATTATTTACAAATAAATTTATGAGTATTAACAGCCGGTTCGCAATGGACCAAACAAAAGCGCGTAAGAACGGTAGGTTCTATGGAAGCATTGATTTCGAATGCAATGACAAGGTATCAGCACAAGTATTTAAAAATGATCCTAATCGACCTACGATTGGTGAATTTTTGATCGGTAATTCCCGTTTTCCAGTAACAATGGAAGAACTAGAGCTTATGGAGCAGACATGTCGTGAAGCTCGTGAAACAGTAATGAAACGTTACCGGTTAGGAATGATGGGACGACTAGACTAACACGATATTTATATAAAATGTAATATCATTTTCAGAAAACTATGGTGATTAAAGATCTAGTAATACAAGAAAATGAGTTCGATGTTTTCGTGGCATTGAATCCTACAGAGAAAATAGAATTCCTGTGGGATGCATTGCATATTGGGTCAGAGAAGTCTACTGATAAGCAAATATCCAAGTTAGAGGAAGACTTAAAGTCTGGTAATACTAAACAAGTATTAATGTCTGTACAGGATATACATGTTGGCCCTTATAAGTTAACAATTATGAATATCGAACGACTGATTGTATTCTCATCTGATAGTTTGCGGTTGATACGCGCGTTCACTAAACATATGTGGTATAGTGGTTATATACTACACCGCCGACGTGATATACAAAAATCTCCGCATAACGTTATGCCAAAATACTTCATAGCATATGAAATGGTTGGCGAAGAACAGCCGTTATGTGAAAACTAGCTCCTATTCTTTTTAAGAATATTGTAAGGCCCGTACATTATCCAAGTGTATTTTTTTAAAAATAAATTTGGATTCGTACGGGTTTTCACTTATCATTAAGTATATAAAAAAATATCATATGAATGAAAATGTAAGATTAGGTTATGCCTGTGTCAATATGACATTAACTAACCGACCAAAGAAATTAGGCGGACGTGTTACTACCAGCCGTACCATTCGAAAAGATTCCTGGCAGCCACGTTGGGAGTTGGCCAAGCTCGGCGAATTGGCTTTACAAAATGCTACGGATCTATTACATTATCTTAAATGGAATCAAGAGAATGGCATTACATTGTTTCGTATCGGTTCTGAGCTTATTCCATGGCATGATCATTACGAGCTTAACGATCTACCTAACTATGACGCGCTAGCTGCTAAGCTACGCGAATGTGGCGACTTTGCTCGATTACATGGCCATCGATTGACTACCCATCCAGGACAATTTCATATATTATGTTCTCCTCATGAGGCAGTTGTTAACAAGTCTATTATTGGACTTGAACGTCATTCCGAGATGTTTGACCTAATGGGTTATGAGCCATCATTTGAGAACAAGATCAATATACATCTAGGCGGGGCATATGGTAATCCTGAACGAGCTGCAATGACGTGGCTTAGGAATTATGATCGCTTATCTGATAATTTGAAACGCCGATTAGTCGTTGAAAATGATGATAAGGCTAGTATGTATAGTGTACAAATGCTATACAATTTTCTATACGTTAACGTTGGTATTCCTATTACATTTGACTATTATCATCATAAGTTTCATACAGATGGTTTGAGTGAGTATGACGCATTAATGTTGGCGCGTGAGACTTGGCCGGCACATATACGACAAGCTACGCATTGGTCAGAATCGCGACGTAGCGAATATCAATTACTTCTAGATAATATGTGTAAGACTAACAATATCAATATTGATGATATTGACAAATGGCCGACATTAGCAGAGTATAAACGTGAATTTGATAAGATTAAAGAAACAGCGCATGCCGATTATATCAAAGGTCCTATTGAGACATATGGATTACCTTTAGATATTATGATCGAGGCTAAAGGTAAAGAATTGGCCCTTTTACGGTTCCGCGATATTTATGCATATAAACAACAGGAGGTTTTAGTATGAAAGACAAAGACAATGTGTTACGTAGATTAGACGAAGCTGATAACATGGCTATGGTATTAGTTGATTTGGCTAGTAAAAAGGCTGTTGACACAAATGAGGCAGTACGCCGTTTAAACGAAATTCGTAGTAGAATTAAATTTGCTATGGATAGAATTTCTTTGAGTTAAAATGAAAGCTAGACTATTTCCATTTATTATTGCATTAGCTGCGTTATCAGTATCATGTTCCGCAGCTTTTTATTCTGTATACGGGTTAGGTAAATTATTTGCCGGTGCCAGTACACAGGTTATGATTATGGCAGGTAGTTTAGAATTTGCTAAATTAGTAATTGCATCCGCATTGTATCAGTACTGGGATAGTATTAATAAGGTATTACGTGCCTATTTAACATTGGCTATAATTGTATTAATGACTATCACCAGCGCTGGTATATACGGGTTCTTAACTGGGGCATATCAGGAAACGTTTGCATCTACTCAAGTTGTTGAACGCCAGATTGGCTTGATAGAAGCTAAAAAGGTTAACTTCCAGTCCAGAAAAGATGATTATGTAACCGAAAAAGAACAATTAACCAACTCGATTACTCAACTTAGATTAGCTATTTCAAACCCGGGACAGAGCCAGTATATTGACCGGAAAACAGGGCAAGTTATAACAAATACATCGACTGGTGCTAGGACTTTGTTACAAGCTGAGGTAAATAAGGCATCGGCTGACCGTGATTCATTAGATACTAAAATACAAGCTTTATCAGACTCTATAGCCATCGCCGATATGAATATTATTACAATTCGTAATTCAGATGCATCTGTTAGTGAACTAGGCCCTCTAATGTATTTATCAAAGTTAACAGGTGTATCAATGGATCGAGTTATTAATTGGTATTTGCTACTTATAATATTTGTATTTGATCCATTAGCTATAACATTAGTAGTCGTAGCCAATCAGGCATTTGATAGATTACGTATTGTTAACGTTCAGACAGGCTCGATCGAGCAGCCAATAGCTACATTAAATGATCCACCGCAGAATAATGACGTATATACCAATGACCATGATGATACATATTACGAAAACGTTTATGATCAATACGAATCTGTACAAAATAATAGTACATATCCAGAGCCTAACATAGTCACTGTAGTATCTAGCGGATCTATAGATAGCGGCTCTATTCAAAAAGATATTTATCAAGAAAAAACTAATACACCTCCGCGTCAACGCGCGTATTGGACTTAATTTAAATTAAATTTATGGCAAAAAAAGAAGTACAGGTGCAGAAATTTGCATCAAAAAACATCGGCAACCAGCGGTATATGATATGCCGAAACAGTATACCGGATGGTAAATATTGGAATGGTAAACATTGTGAAGAATGGTCCCGCGTTGGTATTAACACTACATCCGTATTGTGTCACAAATGCAGTGGACGACTAGCCGGCGACCCCGATATTGGTAATGGTTATAAACCCTCTGGCAAACCACGCGGCTGGCAATTTATGAAGGAATATGTAGATGCTCAAGGCAATGTATTCTATAAAGGAGTTGAACAGCCTGGACTTAAGGGAACCTTACCAGCAACTCAAATTGAACCTGATCAAAAGAAACGTTTAACGAAAGAAGAGAGACAAGAACTTAAAGACCAAATCTTGCAGCAAATTGTTTTTGTCCGAGGGCAATTGATGAAATCCAAACTTAAGCGTGATATCAATAGTAATAAAGTACAGTTACGTGCATTAGAACGCAAATTGAAAAAAGTAAAATAAATTTGATCTTTAAAGAAAAAGTTCTTATAATAAACGTGTTATGAGTATATACGAAGAAAAAAACAAACGTGTACCTGTAGAAGAACTTATGAGTACTCCTTATGAGTCTATATCTCAGCAATTAGATACATATGTTGATATCGAATCATCTGTTGTTTATTTAGCTGGAGATATCGATGAACGTACATTAGTAGATCTGATTATACGAATACGTGCTATCTTATCATCGCGGACCGCGGCTACCAAGGACTATCCAATCAATTTGATTATTAATTCCAATGGTGGAGATGTATATGAAATGCTAGGAATTGTCGATTACATTGAATCATTATCAGTACCAGTCAATACAATTTGTCGTGGTCGTGCTTTTAGTGCTGCAGCGGTAATATTAGCATGTGGTACTGGGACGCGTATGGCTAGTAAGCGATCATGTGTAATGTTTCATGAGGCTATTAGTTTTGCAGATGGCATTAAGATGAGTGATATGACAGCTTATATCAATAATCTCAAATCATTAGAAGATGATGTATGTAATATGCTAGCATCTAAATCTAATAAAGATGCCAATTGGTGGAAACAACAACAGCGTACGGATTTATTTTTATCAGCAGACCAGTTAAAACAATACGGAATAATTGACGAAATAATTTAATAGTTTATGAGTTTATCAGCAGAACAAATTCAAGATAATTGGAACAAATTTCTATCTCGTGTAGATCAGGAATTTCCAGGACGTGCTAAAGAACTTCGTGCCATGTATGACCATTATATGGATCGCATGATGTTAATGCCAGCTAGTGGTACGGATCATTTTCATAATGCATTTGCCGGTGGTTATATTGATCACATATTACGCGTAATGGATTGTACATCCAAACTTTATAACTCTTGGCAAGAGATGGGCGCTGACGTTACTGGGTTTACGTATGAAGAACTCATGTTTGCTGCAATGCATCATGACTTAGGTAAAGCTGGATTTCCAGGACCTGGCCAAGAAGTTTATCAGGTAAATGAATCCGAATGGCATCGTAAGAATCAGGGTAAGATGTATAAGCACAATCCTAATATACCTTTTACTATGGTACCAGATTTAAGTATTTGGATTTTACAGGAGTTTGGTATTAAGATGACATGGAATGAATATTTAGGTATTCGTATACATGATGGATTATATGATGAAGCTAATAAAGCATATTATGTATCACGTAACGCCGATAGTAAGTTACGTAATAACTTACCGTTAATTCTTCACCATGCCGATCATATGGCAGCTAGGATTGAGTATGAAATGTGGCGAGATAAACAGCCATCCATAAAGATTCCAAGTTCTAATTCTAAGAAGCCATCGATAGCATCTAATAATACAGCATTTGATATTTCAAAGATTTTCGGGGACTAATATGGAACTAATTTTAATTAGCGGTATAGTTGTACTATTAGTTATTGGTACATATATTGTACGTAATCTTCTTAAAAAAATGGAAACATTAGAAGATAATATCGAAGAATTAGTACAAGCAGTTACTGAGTATGATGAGTTTTATGCCGATTTAAAACGTCGTATCAATCAATCAAACTCCAGATTGAAGCAGATAGATCGATTAGGATCATTTGAGGCAGATGATGAGACGGGAGTAATCTTTAAGGAACTTAAAGATATTGTTAATGAATTGAATGAAAGGTTTTAATGTCACCAGTTGAACAGTTTTACGCAGAACTAGATGTACAAGATACAGTTACTAAACGTGGTAGAAAAGCTACAAATATGTACTTTACCAGTACCACTGAAAAGGCTATTATAGCTTATAACAAGGAACCGGATTATATTTTACGTAATAAAATTTATCGCGAACATATCGATTATGCATTTAATAAATTAGTAGAAAATATCTATCATACTTTTAAATTTAGTTATTTCGATGTACCATATGAGGATGTTAAATGCGAAGTAGTAGCATTCTTAAATGAAAAAATTGGTAAATATACTGAAGGTAAAGGTAAAGCTTTTAGTTACTTTAGCCGAGTGGTTAAAAACTATTTGATTATACAAAACAATGCCAATTATGCCAAGCTTAAACGTCGAGTAGAAACGACAGTTATTGATGATGACCGCAATTTGACGTTAGAATTATCGATTTCGTCATATCAAGAATCGTTACGTGATTTCACCGATCTTTGGGTAGACTGGTATGATTCTAATATGGAACATGTATTTACTAACAAGCGTGATGTACTTATTGCAGATACTATTTTAGAAATATTCCGCATCCGTGAGTCAATAGAAAATTTTAATAAGAAGTCTATCTATATTCTTATACGTGAACGTACTGGCCTGAAAACTCAAAACATTACTCGTGTGCTCAATGTAATGCGTAAAGACTTTGAAAAAATGTTCACTAACTACCAAAAATCTGGACTAATACGATAACCCTTATATTTATATTAAAGGTTATCAATGGCATCTACAGATTTTGAATTATTCAAAGGCACGACTCTTTCAGATCTGATGAAAGATATCTATCATAATTCTAAGAAAAAGTCGAGACAAATTGACGGGCTCATACAAGAGTTACAGCCGTTGGTTAAGAGTGTAGGTGATGCATCTGTAATAGTTCCCATGATCAAAGAATATTTGGAAGTATCTGTCAAAAACGATGATGCATTAGTTAAGTTAGCTGCGGTTGTTCAGCGTTTATTAACAGCCTCAAGTAAAGAAGAAAGTGGTGGCGAGTTCATGCTATCAGATGAAGAACGCAATCAACTGTTACAAGAAGCTGAAAATGAAATAAAGGCTATACAACGTAAATCAGGAGATGTATAATGACAATAGCCCAAGTCATTGATACCTCAACAGCATATAAAACTAATCCTAATAAACGATATCCAGACCGCGGAGATTTTCCATTAGGTACTATTAAATTACGCAGTTTATCAAGCAATCAGGCAGCTAGTGATTTTTATGCATATCCAGCATTTAATTCTACTACCATTCCATTATTAGGAGAATTAGTTACATGTTTTAGCACTGTTTCTGATTATGGCGATGGATTACATAAAGAACAGGCGTGGTTTTATATATCACCTATTAATTTACATGGTAATGTCAATCTAAACCCAACTGGGTTGCTATATACAATACCGGCGGGTGGTCGTTCAAATAATTATACTAGTACAGCCGCACCTAAAAATGCTGACATTAACGACTATAAACCTGGAGAAAACTTTACTGAAAATGCATCTGTAAAAAATATACAGCCGTATGAGGGCGATGTATTATTACAAGGACGATTTGGGCAAAGTTTACGATTTGGATCAACTGTAACTGGTAATTTATCACAATATGCTGAAAAGTCATGGTGGTCGAACGGTACTACAAACGGCTCGCCTATAACTATTATAAGTAATGGACATAAAGGACAAGGCGGGCCTAACAAATATATTATTGAAGATCCAGAAACTACAAAAAGCATTCTTATTCTTAGTTCAGATCAAAAACTTAAATTTACACCATCACAAAAACAAATTGGTATAGGTGTTACGCCTATAGCTACTTATAATAAATCTCAGTGTATTATTTCATCAGACCGATTAATTTTTAATTCTAAATTAGATGAAATAATTTTATCTGGTAAAAAAACTGTCAATGTTGTTACGCCTAAATGGCAAATGGATATGGATAAATTATTTACTATTTTAGAAAAAACGTTGCAACAGTTGGCAGATTTAACTGCCGGTAAAGCTCAGTTTCAGACTCCCATGGGCGGCCCGACGTTGACGTCTACTAATGTAGCACAAGTACAACAGTTGTTAACAGAATTAAAGACAATGAAACAATAAAGGATCGATATGCCATTATCAGCAGCACAGCCTGGATTAGAGGCGCAAATATTTGCAGCACTGAAAAAAGCCCAATTATCGAAAAATGCCGAATCTGCTACACAATCGTTAGCTAAAGATTTAGCATTGGCAATACATACATATGCATTACAAGCTACAGTCAATCCTGGCCAGGTAGTAACAACACCGCCAGGTGTTGTTATTGTAGGTGCCAGTCCATCTGGGCCAGTAACTGGTGCAACAACTGCTCCTGGAATTGGTACGGTTACAACGCCCGGAACTCTATCATAAACATATTTATTTTAAAGGATATTATGGATACCAAGTCTTTTATAAAGACATTACGTACTATTATTCATGAAGAAGTGCAGTCAGCTGTACGTGCGGAATTACGTAGTCTATTAACAGAACGGACTAATCAGACATATACTCCTCCGGTTACAGAAACAGTGATAAATGCTAAAAAACAATCGCAAAAGCCTAAATCTTTTGTTAAAGATCCGTTACTTAACGAATTATTAAACGATACTGCAAGTCGCCCGATTAATTTATCTGAGGGAGCTACTTTATCATTTAGTTCAGAAATGGCACAAGCTTTTGCAAGTAGTAAAACAGCTGTGGCTCCGATACATGATCTAGACGGTAAGCCAGTTGATATGCAAAAAGAAAGTGTAGCTACAGTAGTAAATGCAATGACTAAAGATTATTCGGCATTAATGAAAGCAATTGATAAGAAAAAGGGTGTTAGATAATGGCTAGACCCATTTATCAATACAAACCCTTTATTGATGCCAGCGATGTAGCAGTTGGTATAAAATTGCCTTTTAATAAAGGAGCAATACAACGTTTAGAAATAACTGGCTCTGGCGGTGTTTTGGATTATGCATCTGATTCTACATATGCAGCTGGTAATGGAGTATTTGCACTTTCATATACAACTGAGGATCAAGCTATAAGTAATTTATCTAACCTATTACTTACACGTAAGGGTGAGCGAATAATGCAGCCAAACTTTGGCACTAGGATACAGGATAGTATATTTGAACAGAATACAGATATTTTATTAGATAATATCAGATCTACAATTGAGGAAGATGTTGCATATTGGTTACCGTATATAGAGTTGTTAGATGTTGATGTCAAGCGTACTAATTTTTATGAAAATAGCATACAGGTAGCTATAACATTTCGAGTTAGTCAGCAAGGCGCAAATTTAGTTATAAACGTTTTGGCATCAGAAAATCAAATTGTATTATCGCAAGTTACTACAGTTAGTAATGTAAACACGCAACTAGTTGCAGTAGGTCGTTTTAGTTCAGGAGAGTTTAATGGAATTAGTTAAAAAAGATGTAAAATACTTAAATAAAGATTTTGCACAATTTCGGCAAAATTTAATT